GCTGGGAGCAATACAAGGAAACAAGACCTCCCAGAGAGCTTGTAGAGTCTTGGTTTAAAGATAGGGACAACCTGCAAGTAGCTTTGATCTGCGGTAAGTTTGTTGTTGTTGACGCAGATTCACCCGAAGCTATGGATTGGGTAGAAAAGAACTTACCCGCTTGTCCGTACAAAGTAATAACTGGCAAGGGTATGCATTATTACTACAACAACCCAGAAAACTATACTACCTTTGCGACCAGGAGGACCAACACAACTCCTATAGAAAGATTGATAGACATTAGAGGGGTAGGCGGTCTTATTATTGCACCATACAACCGTCATGCTAATGGCCAAGTTTACAAGCCTGTTATGTTTACAGATTGGAAGATACATGACTGTGCTGATTTACCAGACTTTACTGAAAAAGAATACTTACAGATAACAGGCGTTCCTAAAGTTGAAAGCAGCAAGCAGACAGCTCCTTTTTCTTTGGATGGAGTCTTAGAAGGATCTAGAAATGATGGAGCCGCAAGAATTACTGGATACCTTATATCTAAAAACGTAAATATAGAATTTGTCAGGGTATTTTTACAAAACTGGAACAAAAACAATAACCCACCATTACCTCAACAAGAAATAGATTCAGTTGTAGATAATGTGAGAAAGACACACGATCGTAAGAATAAAATAGCTCCATTATTTATACAATCAACCGAAAGTATTACAAGACCTAAAGATCTGTTCTCACCACCTGGTTTACTTCAGAACATGTTTGATTTTTGTGAAGATATAGCACAAGTGCCACAACCAGAACTATCTCTTGTAGGTGCATTAGCGTTAGCAAGTGTTACCTGTGGGAGACTTTATAGAACCAACATGAATAACTTTTCTAGCATGTATTTTATGGGTGTTGCTAAATCAGGACAGGGTAAAGAAAATATTAAAACATTTATTGAATCTGTATTGAATGCTTCTGATCAAGAAAAATTAGTAGTTGGTGATGGATATACATCAAGCGGTGCTGTTCATTCTGTTCTTAAAATTAGACCAACACAAATAACCATTATGGATGAGTTTGGCAAAAGGCTTGAAGCTATAAGCAATGCCGGTAATACAAACAAAGAGGACGGTATACAGACGCTTATGGAGGCTTGGGGAAGGTGTCATGGGACTCTACGACCAGACAATTACTCTCTTATGTCCGTACAGGAAGAATTTAAAGAAAGGATGATGAACAGAGTTACCTACAAGCCAGCCATAACATTAGTTGGATTATCTGTTCCTAAGAATTTTTATGGTGCTTTAAACAGCGGAAGGATAGCAGACGGCTTCCTTAATCGGTTTGTCGTAGTTGAATCTAATGAGCCCAGGAGAGTTGGAGATCTAAAAAGATACAAAGAGCCGCCTACAAGTATAGTTAATTGGGTTAATTACGTACGTAGACTTAAAGGCAATTTGTCTGATGCAGGCAGAGATAATGCAGAGTTAGATGTAAACCAAACTATCTTGGAGTTTGATAAACAGTCAGAAGAATTACTGCAAGACTTTGCTAGAGAGATTATTAAACGACAAGACATATTAGAAAAAGACAACCTAGAACCTTTGCTCAGTAGATCTAGAGAAAAGGCTATGAGGCTGTCTTTACTTTGTACCTTAGCCTCAAGTGCTGATGCAACTAAGATAACCGCAGACATTACTAAATGGGCTATAGACTACATTAGATACTATGACCTTATGTTTATTGAATCTTGCAGAGACAAAGTTGCAAGTTCTGCAACAGAATCTAAAATTAAACAAGTGTTGTCTTTTATCAGATCTAGAAATGGCGAAGGCATATCTAAAAGAGAAGTGGATAGGCATGAGTTGTTTAGAAGCATGAAGTCATACGAAGTAAAAGAAATTATTGAACGGTTAAAAAACGCTGGAGAAATTCAGGAAATTGAAATTAAAGTTGGGGGCAAGGGCAGACCAACCAAAAGGTTTATTGCCGTAGATCCTAACTTCTTTGAGGAGTGATATGAAAACACCATCATTAGAAACCAGAGAAGATCAAAAGAGAGAAGAGCGGGTAGCAGGATTTTTAGAAGGCATTTGGGGGGTTAGCTGTCACAAACTGCCAGTAAGTTACTCGTTAGATTATTGGATAGAATCAAAAGAAAAAAGTTATTGGTGTGAAGTAAAATGCCGAACTTTTGCTTATGCCAAGTACGACACTTTAATAATTTCTACAAATAAATTTAGAAAGGGATCCTCGTTTGCATTAGCTACCGGAGTTCCATTTATTATTGTTTATGCTATGACAGACGGAATCTACATGCACGAATGGAAGAAAGACTTTGTTTATGATGTAAGGATGAACGTAAGTGACAATCCTACCTACGATGAGGATAACGAGCCTTACATACATATACCGCTAGAAGATTGGGTATGCTTATCAGATAAGCCTTTAGGAATGGACCGTAACGAAATAGGTTTTTAACCCAGTCTAGAAGGCCTGCCAAACAATTGTTCATCTAAAGCCAATCTATCTGAAGACAAAGGATCTGCATTTGGCATTTCAATTGTTGTAACATCCGGTAAAGGTATGTTTGCTGGTGGAGGTGGAGTAGCCTGAGTAGTTCTTAAAGATTGTCGTGTCTCTTGCTCTAAATCTTCAACACCAGATACCGCTTCTTTTAATAAATTTTTAACAGGGCCTAATAACTCTTCTATGCCTGCTTGATCATACGCTCCATCCATAATACCGCTTGCAGCTTCTCCTGCTTGTTCAGCTCCCATTCCTAGTTGTCTTACTAAAGTTTGTCTTAACGCCTGCTCAGTCATGTCTAATACAGTTAAAATAGATCCTTTGTCTGTTTTTGCTACTGCCGAAACAAAACCTGGTGATGCAAACAGTTTTCTAGCAACCGCTAAAGATAAAACAGTAGGCAGTACTGCAATAGGATTTAAAGCTAAACTTGCACCAATACCAGCAGCAACCAATCCACCAGCGGCTCCGCCTCGTCCTGCCTCTTGTTTTGTTAAAACGTCAATTTGCCTTTGGAAGTTTCTTAATCCTTGAGTAAGTTCTTTGCCAAACATAGCCTCTAAAGTTGCATCACCATAAGAATCTAAAGCTGTTTTTAAATTGCCAGCTTTAAATAAATCTGTAATTCTTCCTTTGCCATTTAGATCTATAGATTTAGATAGAAGTTTTTGCATACTTGCTTGCTGTATGCTGGTAAATACTTCATCACTTACGGTATCTTTTAAGATCTGTATGTTGGCATTTGCATTTGGCCTAAATATTATATTAACCGTTTCATCTATCCCTTTCAGAGGTAGATCTGAGATAGCTCTATTGGCTTCAAGTTTTAATCTATCTTCCGATGCTTTAGCCAACTGCTTCATGCCTTGAACAAAAGCAAGGCCCTGGTCACTTGCACTCAAACCTTTAATGTTGGTTGTAAAATCATTAACCAAGTTTTTCATATCTTGAGGTTTTAATCTTGGGTTTATTTTATTTATTTGTTCTATCGTATCTCTAACAAGTTTAGCTGTATTTTTGCCGGTAGCTGAATCAGTAAATAAAAGATCCAACTTACCAGGATAATCTCTTTCAAACCTTTTAATTTCTTTAGCAAACGTAGTAAAGTTTATTGATTCATCCACAACATCTGTAGATGACCTAAACGCATCAGCAAACAATCTCTTTTTAATTTGTGATTTTAAAGTTCTTTCTGCGGTTCCAGGTTTTCCTGCCTTAACCATATAGCCATCATAATCTCTTAGGCCTTTGAATATGTCATCCAAATCTCCTTTCTCTCCATTTAGAATAACTTTTTTATAAATTTCATCTGCGTCATGAGCACCTTTTTGTGAGTTAGATATTATTTTTTTAATTTGCAATCTATCAAAGGGTGCCATTCTTTGTGCGGCAAGTGTATTAACCTCTCCTCTTAAATTTTTTATTGCGTTATTTACTATATTTAATTGTTCGGTTTGTAGCTCTATAACCCCATCTTTTAAACCGGTTTTTTCTATATTTTTAGCTAATTGAATGTTAAATTGCTCAACACCTTCAATTTCTAACTGACTTAAAATACTGTCTGGCTGACTTCTTCTAAATACTTCGCCATTTTGATTAACCCTTGAATCATCAAGCTTACGCATAATTTCTATAATTACTTTTCTTTCTGAGCTGGCCTCAAGTGTATCTCTAGAAATAACATTTAATTTTGAGTATGCATTTCTAACATGCGAAAGATTTACAGGAATTGATTCGTCTGCGGCAGCTCTTCTAAAATTTACTAAAGCAGCTTCTATTTTGTTAACAATACCGCCATCCAATTCGTCTTTATTATTAACACCCCACATAAAATCAGAGTCTTTGTGCCGACCAATAAGCTTTAAAGAATCATCAATATTTTTAACTACAGTAGTTCTAACTATTCTGTTAAATGCTATTGCCGCGTCTAGCTCCGCCCCTGACTTACCTACGGTTGAAGTAAGTTCTTTAAACATACCGTCTACAGCTCTGTATTTTTCGCCAAGATCAATCATCACTTCACGTCTAGCCCTACCTAGATTATCTTGAATTGTTTGACCTAAAGCTCCTCTGCCTGGTGCATCAGCGTAATTGCCAACTTCTATAGCATCATCTACTACATCATCTAATAGTTTCTTTAATTCTTGTGTAACGCTTTGTTCTTTAAGCCTTAGTTTTTGCAAACTTAGTTGTACTTGTTCATCAAGGCTGCCTTTGGTTGCATCAGATATTGATTTTTGTAGTAGTGCATTCTCACCACCAATTTCTTTTAGTAAGTTATCTACTTCTGCTCTTAGGTATAAAGCTGTTTCTTTATCTCTAGTGTTACCTAGTACCTGTTCAGATATGTCTTGCAATCTACCTGGCAACTTTGCACCTAATGTTGCTTGTGAAGCAATACCGGCAAAATCAAATTGTTTTATTTGACCGTTTTTAACGGCTTTTGCTATTTGTCTTTCTGTTGCTTCTTTACCCAAACTTGCATCAAACTTTAAAATATCTGTAGCAGATCTACCTTTAGCCATTTGCCTGTTTAATCTTAAATCTGAAACTGGTGCGTTTCTTCCTAAAAATAATTTATAGCCTAAGCCAAAAAGTTCACCTACACCTTGACCAATAGATCCAAACAAAAACTCACCACCAAATAAATCTTTTAACTCATCTCTATCTTGTAATTGAAAACCTTCTTTGTAGTCTAATGCTTCCTCCCCTGCTTTACCTGCTGATGATCCTATACCAGCGGTAAACATTCTTGCTATTCTTTGCCTACCGCCAAATAAAGATGTAAGGCCTTTAATGACTCTTAGATGAGGTGACATACCAGCAATTGCTCCTGCTATAGGTCCGGCAATACCAGCAAAGTCTGATAAATCTCCGGTTCTAAGACCAAAATCATTTTCATCAATAATAGTATTTAAACGTATTGTTGAACCGTCACTAAGAGTTTTAGTTTGGATTGGCAATCCCAGTTCTTCTAAGCCAGCAGGAGTTAAAGCTACTTGTCCTTTAGTGTTTCTTGTAAAGCCTGAAGACCCTACAAAGTTACTTAAAACTGTATCTTGTTCTTTTATGCCAATTATTCCACTAGTTTCAGCTCTAGCTAATTGAGCTCTAAGATTTCTTAAATTACCTTCACGCTCAGTACCTTTATCAATCTGTCTTTCAAACCTACCTTTGATGCCCGTTTCATAATCAAAGTTTAGTTTGTCGTAAAAAGGTGAAGTAGCACCGGTTGCTATAATTGACTTTACTTTTTTTCTAGCATCAGTTTCGTTATCAGCTTCAACTCTATGGCTTACACCTTTTGAAATTTCTACTTCAAATAAAGGCATTATTCTTCTTCTTCTTCTTTAAGTTTAATTTTACGAACTGATTGATTTTCATAAGCGTTATTATATAGCGTGCTTGGCAATATGCCTGTTTCCAAATAATCTATGATAGTTTTATTTTTTGACACTAAGTACATCCCACCTTCATTCTGTGCAAAGAAGGCATTAGTTTTAAGCCTATTTTGTGCAGAATTAAGGTTATTAAAAATACTTTCTTTTGTAAGCCTAAGAGCCTCTAAAATTTCTTGTGGTGTATTACCGGCAGCTATACTACCAACTAATTCTTCTACTATTTGTCTGTCTAAGTTTGAAATAGTTTTACCAGATTCACCAAGTATGTCCCTAATGTTCTTTTGTTTAATTTGATTTAACAATACTTTAGCTCTTGTTCTTGGTTCAAGATCTTCAAAAGATTTACCTGTTTTACTAACTGCCCCGTCAACATTAAAAAGAGCTGCTCCTTTTTCTACTAACTCACCTAAGAACGCTTTTGCAGAAGTGGTATCTTCATTATTAACAATCTCTTCAACTCTTGCTACAATCTCTAAAGTATTATTTGAACTTACAATATCGTTGTAGTCAGCATTCATTTCCTGACCTACTTTTCTTAATTCTTTTTTCATACTGTCAGAAGGACCCTCTAACCCTGCTAAAGCTGCCTCAGCTTTAGCAAGTCTTAGCTTGGATGCAAAGTCTTTTTCATCTTGTTCAGCCATTAACTCTCTAGCGGCCCTTTCTTCAGCAGCTTTTGCGGCACCTAAAGATAAGCCTTCATCCATTTGACCAGTTCTAGATAACTCACCACCAACGTTTCTAATAAAGTCTAAGAACCTGTTAGATCCAAAGAATCCTGGTTCATCTAATTTTTTGGTAATAGGATCACTCGTTTCAGGTACTATTGGCGTAGGTGTTACTACATCCTCATCTCCAGTCAGTAAATCTTCAAGACTAATTAAGTCTGGTTCTTGTTCTTTCTTTAGCTCTTCTTTACCTAAACCTGCAAACGTTGCTTCAGTATCAAATATACTGTCAGCCTCTGTCTTATCTACATTAACTTTTAATTCAGCGGGTTTTATTTCATCTAAGAGATCTTCAATCTCAGGATTTTGTAACAACTTTCCACCTGGTAATGGATTGCCCTCTTTATCTCTACCTACTATTTCCATTTCTTGTTGTAACAAAGCTCTTTCAGAATTATTATAATCATCTTCACTAATGTTTCTAACTTCTACTGTACCAGTTCTTGTAGGGTCTATAACCTCTTCAACATTTGCTTTATCTACAACGTCTTTAGTAGAAGCACTAAGGTTTTCTAATTCACTTTGAATATTATAATTAGGATTACGCAAAGGATAGCCTAGGTTAAATTTTTCGGCGGCTAATTGACCCAAATTTTCAAAAAACGGTCTTGCTTGTTCCTTTAATCCTTCAGATTCTTGTAGAATTTTAATTTGTGTTCTTGCCCTGTCTGCATCTGTAGGGACATAACTTTCATAAGATTCTTTAAATAAATCTACACCTGGTATTGGTCCTGGCATCATACTAAATGTCGGATCAAACTCTTGTGTGCCACCAAAATCTTTTGCTGCTTGTAGTCCTGTTAATTCACCAAGCACTCTTGATCCACCTCTAACGAAAGGTTCGGTAAATCTAGCAGCACCAAAGCCAAGATCAGCAAGATTAGTTCCTATATCTTCATCTGCTTGAAACGGTCCTAATTTTGGAGCATCTTGTTTTTGAAAGTTTTGTAAGATAGATAAAACAGCAGGACCCTTTTCTAAAGTAGGATCAGAAAGTATTTTATATGGATTAAACTCGGGGTTGTTAATAAAATCTTGGTTAGTTCTTAGATCAATAAGTATTTCACCAGTTGTTAAATCTCTTATTTCAAAAGCACCAATAGGATTAGGTGGCCCAACTGCCCTTCCATTTGCAAACATTTTTCTTTCTAAAAAACTCATCTTAAGCTGTTGTCTTAGGCACTAATGATGAGTAAGCAGAGAAAGCAGCTCCAAGACCTTGAGCACTTGGATCGGGAGCCAAACCGTATGTAGAATCAATTCGACTGCTTGCTTGATTGTACCCAGGCAGCATAGAACCAATACCCTGCATAGTTTGCAACGGCCTCATTTGTTGTGCCTGTTGTTGAGCAAACTGCCTTCCGAAGCCTGTGTCTTGTATGCCTCTTCCGGTAGCCCCATAACCTATAAGTTCAGATCTTTGACCTCTATTTAAACCTTCAAGATTTTGTCCAATACCAGCCATTTGAGAGCCATATCCTGCTAATTGAGATCCTAATTGTGAAGCACCAGCACCTCTTTGTCCGCCTATGCCTAATAAACCGCTGGCCATTCCAGCTCTTGCACCAGCTTCGCTTTGACCATACTGTTGTAAATTTCCAGACAAGCCTTGTTGAGCTGCAAGTTGTTGCTGTCCAGTTCTACCTAATAAATCAATTACTCCTTGATCTGCTGCTAATCTTGATTGAGCGCCTGAAGTAAATCTATTAGATAATCCTTGATCGGCTCCAAGTCTTGAGCCAGCAAATCCACCTAATCCTGAAGCCGCAGCTCTTTGTGCTTGGTTCTGCCTAGCAAACTCACCCATACCTGCCTGTTGAGCCTCTGAGAAGCCTCTGGATCTAATTCCGCTAAGTGCGTCACCTAAACCTCTGCCTAGAGCTTCTCTTCTTTCATCAGCACCAAGTCTTGCCCTGGATCCAAAAGCGGATTCACCACCAGCAGAAATAGCTTGAGCTCTTGCTGCTATATCTTGTTGATCGCCAGCTTTCATTACGTCATCAATTGTTTGTTGAACCACTTGATCTTCATAAGGATTGTAGAATTGATTTGCCATCAAAGGGTTGTAAGAATCTGTAGTGCCTCTTAAAAGATTTTCTGATTCTAAAAGACGGTTTCCATAAGCATCAACATCACCAGACGCTCCTCTTTCAATACCAAAGAGATCTTGGCCAAATCTTCCAGCAGCCGTTTCACTTCTAGCTTCTACATCAGAAAGTCTGTTGCCAAACCTGTCTACTGCTCCTGTTAATACACCTCTTGATTGATCAATACCAGAAAGAGCACTATCCAAACCTAAACCGTATTGATCTTCTGCTCTAGAAAAATAAGGATCTTGTAATTGTTCTGCTCTTCTAGATTGTCCTATTGCTTCGTTAACTAAACCTTGTTGTTGATCAAAGAATGGTTGAAATTGACCAAGACCTGCTTGTGCTCTTTGTCTTGCTTGTAATTCTAATGGGTCTAGTGCAGCATTTCCTTGTAAAGGTACATCGCTACCTATTAAGTTAGCACCTGCTTGCTGTAATTGGTTGTAAAAACCAGGAGTATCTTCAGATCCAAAATACAACGCCCGTATAAGCGGATCTGTTGTAGTTTCAGAAGCAAGTTGTTGTTGAAGTATAGGATCTACTGTATCAACCATTATGCTACACCTTTAGAACTGTTGTATTTTTCAAAAGTATCCATTAATTTGTTCATAACATTTACACCATTTTTTCTATTTGGGTTACTTGAAGCTATTAACTCTATACCTTTTTTTGTTTTATTAAACTTAAAACCACCAGCACCATTATTAGCGGCAGCCGTCATTACAAATTCACCATCACTAAGCATAGCCGGTATGTCATCTGAAGTTCCTGTACCAGGACCGGCTGACTCGCCACCATCACGCATATCAAGTTCTTTTACGGCCATACCACCCTGATTGTATTGCTGCCTACCGTATCCTATTGGACCTCCATAAGCAGCTTGTTTTCTTACACCCAAATCAAATCCTTTAAATACAGGTGCTGGACTTAAATCTGGTCTTACTGATTGTCTTATATCGGTTAAACCACCTTCATTTTTTTTAGCTGCATCTTTAACTACCTTACCGTATAACAAAGCAAGACCAGCCATTTTAGGATCTATACCGCCTCCAGAACCTGATCCGCCTTCCCCTTTTAACGCATTTTCTATACCTTTAATAAACCCAGGAGTTTCCATTCCAAAAAAACTTCCCTCTCCCCCTAAACCTAAAGCTCCTGGTTTCCCATCACCTATACCAGTAGTGCTTCTAATAACGTTTCCTGTTTTTTGAAATATATTCCCACCAGGCATATTTAACACTTGTCCTACATCAAGTTTGTTTGGGTCTACAATTCCATTTAACTTTTGTAATTCTGCTACAGTTGTATTGTTTGCTTTGGCTATTTCACTTAAAGTGTCAGTTGGCTGGACTACAATTCTATCCGGAGCCATAAAATTAAATTTATCATTAAAAATTGGGTTTCCTGCTGCATCTGTATAATTTTTAAAAGTTCCTGTTGCCACATCAAACTCACCTGTTCCCCCCCCAAAAGCCCCAAAATATCCTTGTTGTTGGTCACTAGCCATACCAGCGCCAACATTTTTTCCGTACTGAAGTGGGTTAAATGAACTGGTTCCGGTAGCAGCATCTGTAACAGATCCTATACTACCAAGAGAATCCATAAATCCTCCACCAATATTTTTAAAGTCGCCAGAGGTTATAGAGCTAAAAGCGCCACCTTCACCAGTTAACTTTTGATTACCACCAGCCATTAAAGTAAAGACATCTCCAAGGCCACCTTCACCTTTAGCAATTCTTAATGCAGCAGCACCTTTTTGATAGACAGCAGCAAACGGTTGCCAAGGACCAGGTATTACGGCTGCAATAGGTGCAATTTTTTTAACTACTTTCTTTACGCTTTTTGCCACCTTTTTAAGAAAACCAAATTCTGCTTGTCCTGTAATAGGATTGATAGACATACCTTCGCCCACTTCATACTGACTTGGATCTAAGCCGGAAGCGGCCATCTCTTTTCTTATGAGTGCTTTTGTGCTGTCTGATATGACTGGAGGGACTACCATTTCTCCTGGTGCAACGTGTGCCATAAAGCGATCTTCGTTGCGTCCTAGGGCTGCTAAACCTTTTCCTGAGCTGTCTATTATATTCATTTCTAAATTCTACCCTATTCTTCCATACATTTTAACCAAAATACAAGTAAGTATCTATTTCCTGATTTTACTGACAAGCCTCTATGCATGTGAGTAAAGCTAGGAAATATTAGAGCGTGGCCTGTAGGTAATGGCTCAACTGTACCACGATTTAAAAACTCGGTTCCGCCTCCTTCATAATTACCAGTATTTAAAGGAACAACCATACTGATATCTGAACTAGCATCATGATGCCAGGCACCTTGCTTTTTATCCTTTAAATTATAGTTAGCTATTTGAATAGCCCCACCATTAACGTACCTGTTCCAAATACTTAAAAATATAGGATTACCTATAGTATATATTGTTTGAAATAAAGATTGATATATTTCTGGGCAATTATCCTCAAAGGTTATTTCAGGTATTTGCCTAAGTGAATCCTCTTCTTTATTAGGAGTAAACCCATAAAACTTTTCTAAGTTATGCATTTCATCTACCAATATTGAACAAAATTTTTCAGAAAAAAATGGAACCGTATAAACATCTTTTAACGGTTCTTTTATAACCTTGTGTAATTTATTTTTTACAGGGTTACTGTTTCCTTTGCTATCGTAAAAATTTACTATTTTTGGTAAAGAATGTTTGGCTGCTTCAAATGTTTTTTCATTTATATACCAGTCAGCAGGATGCTCTAATAATATATTTTTTGTTTTATATTTTGATTCTTTTACTAGCTGTACCATTTTTCTACACCATAACTTTCATAAGAGCTAGTAACATTAATTGATATGTCGCCATTAGTCGCTACGTCTACGCTGCCTAAAGAAGAAGTTAATTCAAAGCCAAGATCATTTGTTCTTTTACCTATATCTACCCATTTGAATCCTGTATAAACTTGCAATACTTCTAGTGTAGTATTCCAAATAATGCTTCCAGCTAAAAAATTAAGAGTATTTTTATCAGAATCATTTATTTGTTGAGTTTGATTAACGTCAACAGCACCAAGATTAATTTCTAAAATTCTTATTAATCTGTTAAAAATATCTGGACTAACATCTCCTACGGCAATAGGAAGTTGAGTTTGTAATATCTTGCTCATCTCTTGCCATCAGGCCTTGTGTCAATTCTTGTAGCTCCTAATCGCCATCCAATATTTAAATTGCCATTATTACTGGCATTATCATCAGACTCAAATCTTAAAACCATTTGTCTTGCTCTGGCTCTTACATACGCTTGTGTGGTAGAAGAAGAAATAGCGTTGGTTGAGTTGGTGTTTAACGATTCTCCAGGAAAGTTTCTTGTTTTAACTACAATATTAACGTTGCCAGAATTGTCATTTTGCAAAAATTTAAAATCAGGAATAATCCTTTTTATAAAAGTAAATTGATCGCCATCTCCAAGATCAAAATCAGAACTTTCTATAAAAACATTTGTCATAGGGGAGCCATCATCATTAAAACCTGACTCTTGTTGGTAAAGATACCCATCACTAACGGCTCTAGGATAATTTTCAATTCCAGCGTCCAACCAAGCCGTTCTACTTAGAGATCCATAAAACCAAATATTTTCAAGATAATTATAGATTACATACCTATCTACTTCTGTAGAGCTTGCTGAACAATAGAACCATCCAACCTCGTTTTTATCTGCAATAGTAAAAGCGTTAATTTTAAAAGATTGCCCAAGATTAATATCACTAAAAACATAGTTTTGAACGGTACAAGGAATAGTTTCAATACTTCCATTATATTTATAAAAATTGTTATAACTCATCCAGTAAATACCTTGAGGAGCTGTTACAGCAGCTTTAGGTCCAACTAGGCCCGTCCCTTCGTTAATAAGATTAACCGCAAATGTAAAAGGCGGTCCAGTAAATTGCATACTGTATAAAGCAGTATCGGTCCAAACTAATATTTCTTGTCTTGATTTAACCGCACCAACAATTGAAGATCCAGAAGATAACCTAAGAGATCCTGCTGTATTGGTAGTTTTTGGTTCAAATTCTAATTCATTTTCTTGATCACTAAACGCAATTAACATAGGGTCAATTACTCCTGTTCTAGTAGTTCCAGAAAGAGGATCTGCACCTAAAACTATTAAATGTCTGTCTTTTTCTGAAGTAATTACTTGCAGACCTACAGTAGGAACTTGATTTGCCCCAGAAATACCAGACAACTCAACAGCCCTGGTATTTGTTCCGTCATTCTCAACCCATTTGTATATACCAGCATTTCTTTGATTAATAATTAAATTTTCACCAAAGTTATCGTGTGTCCATAATCTTAGTTGATTGGTATTTGATAGAGCAGTAGCAGATCCAAAAGTTCCCTGCCCCCAAGGGTTTGCTCCCCAACCTGAAGCAGCTACGTAAACATCTAAACCTACGTTAACTTGGTATTTACCTATAATTGTTCCTTGACCATTACCACTATCGCTAGAGTTGGCGGTTACTGTTGCACCAGTAGTGTTTTTAGCAACTATTGTGTAAACATTATTCGAAGTAATCCCAGCAATTTGATATTCTTGATTTAAAACAGCAGCGGTTACAACACCACCTAAAGTAGCAGCTCCTGATATAGTTACAAAATCATTTACTACAGCTCCATGAGCAGAGTCTGTGACCGTTAAAGTAGAAGATCCGTTAGTTGCTGCAAAAGATATTTCATTTGCAGAAGTGGTTACACGCAATGGAGTAATGTCTGCAAAAGAAGATCCTTCGTTTATATAGTATTTAAAAGTAGTTCCTAAACCTAAAAATTTTGTTCCACCCAAAGATACCCAAGGATGTAAAGCTCTTGCTGTACCTAAAAAAATGTTATCAGTAGTTTTGATCCAACCTCCAAATTTTTCAGGTCTACCTTTTCTAAAGCGAACTAAATTACAATCAAACCAACCGCCATCATTATCGTAATCAGTTCCTTCTCTATAGATTCCAGGTCTAAATATTGTTTTTTGTAATGGCATTTACTTTTCTCCCCAGCGTTTAAAGGTTTTGCCGTCCCAAAACAAACCGAGGTAACAGTTGTTGCATTTTGTAGAAGAAGTTTTTTTATTTAATGTCATTTAAACTTTACTCCACTCCTTTCCTTCAAACAACAAAGCTTCTGCTTCTCTTCTTCTTACCAGTCCGTCTAATACAATTTTTTCCCCATCTACGGTAGCCTTGTTCCATCTTTTAATTTGAGCAGGTACATTATGGTAATCGCCTGCATTTAAAAATTTTAAAAGTGTGGAGTCTTTAAGATTCCCATAACCCAAGTTAAATACCCAAGCTACAAGTGCGTCAAATTGATGTTGTTCTAATTTTACTTTTACTAATTCTTTAATGTGTTTTTCGTAATCATTTTCAATTTCTTCTTTTAAAATGTATTCAGCGTGGTCCATACTCCATCTGTCGTGTTCTTTAACACGCTTAGTATGACCATATCCTATAGTCCAAACTCCGGCAGGGCATAAATAAGCTACAGGGTCACCTGCTCCATTAACAGGACAGCCTTCAAAATGCTTTATTAAAGCAAGACCTTCTTCTGAAATGTGCATTATATTGCTACTACTCCTGTCAGAAGAGCTATTAAAAGAGTTGCCATAAACCCAAAAGTTCCAAACGTTGCCATCTTTAAAGTTCCATTTAGTTCGCTCATTTGTTTTTTTATTTCGGCAGTTTCTCCAAAAATAGTTTTCCATCTTTCTTCGCACTTTGCTTCGTGTGTTTTAAGATCTGATGCTACATCATGTGCAGTTGTTCTATTCCCCATCTTTGTTATCCGAGCTGTGTGATGCACCAAAATAAAAACTAATAATAGCGGAAGCTAACCCACCTAAATAACCAAGTACCAGGTTTATTAATGCTTCGCTGTTTTGTTCAGGCGGTTGAAGAGTAACAAGGAATATGTAGCCCATGAATCCCCCCACAACAACAAGACCCATTATTCTGGCTGTCCAATCTTTACCAAATTTTCCTCTAGCGTCTTGTATGTCCGCAGTCTCTAGTTTAAACACATCCACTTCAAGTTCTTTCATTTGCAACTCAAAGCCTTGCTCTGCCTTTTTAAGCTCTAACATTTGCTCTGGAGTTGCTGCTTGTATTGCTTTGTTAATAGATTTTGGATCTGTTTGACATCCAAGAACTCCAGCAATTACAGAAGCTGCTTGACCACCTAACGGCCCACCTAACGCAGAACCAAGAGTAGGAGCTAAAGCACCTACAACATTTTTTATTAAGTTAAATTTCATAATTTAGTTTGCCAAAGGGTTATCGTCTTGTTTATCTATCTCAATCCAGATTCTTTCAACATCACTTGTTAATGAAGCAACGCTTGCTTTGAGGTCGCTGTTGTCTGGAATAACTAATCCGTCTATTGACTTGTTCATGTAATCAACAGAAGTTTCTATAGCTACAAACCTTTCTTCAATAATTTTTTGAGCGTCTTCTGTATCGCCTATACCACCTATTTGTGCCTCTAGGTTCTCCAACCTATTTACGTAAGTAGCTCCTGTATAACCAAACCCAGCTAAAGTACCTACGATACCTACCAAGGCTATAAGTTGTGTTGTTTTGTTTTCAAACCATTCCATAATGTCTCCTATAAGTTTGGCTGTAATTTTTTTAATTCAGTTAAGGTATTTATACTTTGTTCTGCTAAACCATAAAACGCTACAGTATTATCTGATATTGTATTATTAGTATAAATGCTTTTAGGTTCATACCAAAATTCTTTCTTGGGTACAGATACCATTCTGTAATTATTAAAGCCTGGCAAAAATCCCATAACAGCAATAATAGCATTCTCTGATCCGTATTCTCCTGTTTCTTCTTGTCTTGTAGCCACTTGATCCTGGGCCGTTTGCAAATTTCTAGCCACAATACTTTCAACTGTTGCTTCACTTTCTGAATCAACGCTTGCAGATGAAATGGATGTGTCCATTTGTTCTTGTGTTGATTCTATTGTTACACTTGATACGGCAACTTCTACTGTTGTTGATTCTGTTTCAACAGAGGTAGAATTAAAAGAAGAGCTTGATACAGAGGTACTGCTCATGTCTAAAACTTGATTGGTTTGAGCTGTAGAAGATGCAAATTGATCTGACATACTAGGAGAGCTGCTAATGCTTATGCCGTTGTTAGATGAAGAACTTACAGAACTTGAAGAATTTCCAGAGGCAACACTATTGCCTGTTGAATGAATTGAATTTCCAGAACTTGTACCGCTGACACTTCTATTTGCTGTTGTTATTGTAGAGGCAACAACTCTAAGAGCCATTTCTCTACTAATAGAACTTTCTCCTCTAACGTTTTCTCTTTCAACAACTTCAAACTCTTCAGCAAAAACTTCTTCAAACTCTTCGGGAGCTTCTTCTCTTTCAATTCTTTCTTCTTCTATTTCAGCCTCTACAATACGTTCTTGAGCCTCAAAAATTTCTTCAACGGCTTCTTCTTCGTATATCTCCTCTAAAAATTCTTCTTCAGGTTCTTCTAAAGCTATAAATTCTTCTTCATTTCCTTCTTCAAAATGTTCATTGGTTTCTTCTTCAAACCATTCTTCTAATTCTTCAAGTGTATTAAATTCAATAAAAGTTTCTGGCTCACTATAGTCTTCAACTAAAAATGTTTCTTGAAATGTAAACTCATCTAATAATATTTCTTCTTGATGTTGGTATTCTTGCTCTGTATCCCAGACATCCATTAATACATCTGTATCTTCGTATGAAGCCATAGGAGTAGAATCAAAGTCTATCATACCATCATCATTGAAACTTATATCAGTACCGAAC